TTATGAACTTCCACCTCTTGATATGATAGGCTAATGGCATTAAATCCCTATTTTATCCAAGGAACTTCTGGCGAACAGAGTCTAGTTCAGGATCTCATTAACGAACAGTTAAGAATGTATGGTGTGGAGGTTTATTATCTTCCTCGTCAATACGCAAAGACTGATAATGTTATTAGAGAAGTAATATCATCTGATTTTAATTTTTCATATCCTATTGAGGCATATGTAGATAATTTTGAGGGATATGGGGATAATAGTGTAATGCTTTCTAAGTTTGGAATCCAAGCAGAAAATGAACTCACTGTAACTATATCAAAAGAAAGATTTGAAAATTATATTAGTCCTCTAATTAAAAACTTACCAAACGTTGAATTATCGACAAGACCTAAGGAAGGAGATCTAATCTATTTCCCACTAGGTGATAGGTTATTTGAGATTAAGTTTGTAGAGCATGAAAAACCATTCTATCAGTTAAAGAAAAATTACGTTTATACATTAACCTGTCAACTCTTCAGAGCAGAAGACGAAATACTCGATACTGGTATTGAAGAGATTGATGATACATTTGATACTGACTTTAACCTCAGAACTCTTACATTGGTGGCAGCAGGAGCCACTGCAACGGCATATGCTGGTATTATAACCAGTGGTGGTGTTAATCAAATTATTGTAACTAATAGAGGTGAAAGGTATCTTACTGCACCTACAGTGGCAATTTCTTCTTCTCCAACTGCTGGAGGAACTGCTGTTGGTATCGCAACACTTATGTCTGGTTTGACTAATTGTGATGGTACTGATATAGGAGAGAAAGTACAAGGAATCTATGTTACAAATCCAGGTAGAAATTACACTGATAATCCTGGTATTGTTATCTTCCCAACTGGAGATGATGGTGGGGTCGGAGCAGCTGCATCGACGAGAATATCTGATAATGTAGTTGGTGTCGTAACTCTATCAAGTGGTGGTTCTGGATATACTACTGCACCTTCTGTTACCTTCAGTGATCCTGCAGGTGTTGGTAATACAACTGCTAGTGCTATTGCGGTGGTAAGTTCTGGTGGAACCATATCTCATGTTTATGTAACTCATGCTGGTTCTGGATATGTATCTAATCCTACAATCACTATTGGATCTCCTTACATGTTGGGTGAGGGAACCTTCATTGATAATGAGACTGTTATCGGATCCTCAAGTAGTATAACTGCCATCGTTAAGACATGGAATGCTGTATCTGGTGAATTAGTCATCTCTAATTCAACAGGAGAATTTGTAATGGGTGAAAATATTACAGGTCAGGAAAGTGGTGCAGTCTATCAATTAAAAGTTGAACAGACTGATAATACAGTTGATGAATATCCTAATAATCTCAATATTGAAAATGCAGCAGATTCTATTTTAGACTTTAGTGAGTCTAATCCATTCGGAACACCCTAAATATAATATAACAGGTCTAAAAAGATGTTTGAGTATTATTACCACGAAATATTAAGAAGAACGATTATTTCTTTCGGAACTCTTTTTAATGGAATAGAAATCAAACATGATGATTCTGATGGTGATGTATCAAGTGTTATTAAAGTTCCTCTTGCATATGGGCCTACTCAAAAGTTTTTAGCAAGATTACAGCAATCTCCAGATCTTAATAAAGCAACTCAAATATCATTGCCAAGAATGTCATTTGAGTTTACTGGGTTGCAGTATGATGGATCAAGGAAAGTAACAACAACTCAGACATTTAAATCAGAGACAGTAGGAATAGCAACGGCAATTAGAAAAACATATATGCCTGTTCCTTATAATATGTCTTTTGAGTTAGCAGTATTTACAAAGTTGAATGATGATATGCTACAGATTGTAGAGCAAATTGTACCATATTTTCAACCTGCATATAGTTTAAGTGTTGACCTAGTAAGTACTATTGGAGAGAAGAGAGATATACCTGTTATCATTGAAAATATTACAATGGAAGATGATTATGAGGGAGACTTTACAACTCGTAGATCATTAATTTATACTTTTAGATTTACTGCAAAAACATATCTATTTGGTCCTGTTGGTTCCAAGGCTTCTGCATCCAAGGATCTTATCAAAAAGGCATCTATTGGATACATTGCTGGTGGTTATACCAAGACTCCAAGCAGAGATGTTACTTACTCTGTTGAACCTCGTGCTACTCAGGCTTATGATAGTAATGTAACTACTAATCTCAGTGTTGATATTGGTCTAGATTCAACTATGATTCAGGTTAATGATTCATCTGCTATTGCTGAAAATACATATGTCATTGTAAATAAAGAGTCCATGTATGTGGATAAGAAAGATGCTACGGATACTAACAAACTCTTTGTTAAGAGAGGAGCAGATGGTACAACACCAACTGCTCATGTTGCTGGTGCAGGAGTAAATCTTATTACTGCTACAACTAATAGTCTTATTGAAATTGGTGACGATTTCGGTTTTGATGGTTCTTTTGATTAAAAACAATGAAAAAATTAGATGATGCTTTCAACATTTCTGATACTGAAGTAGTGGAAACTGAGACTGTAGGGATTACACCTGAACAAAAACCTGATAGAATTGTTAAAGATGATGTAACTAGAGATTATGAGTATACAAGAGGCAATTTATATTCTATCATTGAAAAAGGACAAGAAGCAATTGATGGAATTCTTGAACTTGCTCAAGAGAGTGACATGCCAAGAGCGTATGAAGTAGCAGGTCAATTGATTAAGAGTGTTTCTGATGCAACTGATAAGTTAATGGATCTTCAGAAAAAACTGAAAGATGTAAATGAAGAGCAACAATCAAAAGGCCCCAATACTGTTAATAATGCATTGTTTGTGGGATCCACAGCAGAACTAGCTAAACTCCTAAAAACTGGACTTCCTGAAGACGATAAATAAGTGGAGGGAGAGAAATCCCAAAGTACTAAGATTACTCATAACATGTCGGAAGACAATATTGAAAATTTGCCGTCTATAGAAGACTATAAAGATAATTCTGATGAATTGCCTTCAGTTGAAGAATTAATAACTGAGCAAGAACTACCATCAGTAGAAGCATTCGTTGAAAAAGAAGAAGAGGAAATAAAAGAAGAGGTAAAGACTGATAATTGGAAAGATGATTATACACCAACTGAATATGAATCTGTTGATGTAATTCCAGCACCTCAATGGGGTGAATTGGTTCGTATGGTAAATGATGTTAGGGAAAGTATCCCTGATATCCCAGAAATAAAATCTTATGATAATGAACTCAAAGAACTTTCTGAACACTTAGAACAATTAAAAGAAAGTATTCCAGAAGTTCCAGAAGTAAAGTATTATGATGCAGAAGTAGAAACTATATGCGAACAAATTGATTTGGTAAGAGAGGAGGTTAAAAATCTTCCTGAAGTAAAATATTATGATGAGCAATTAAATACTATTGAAGAGAAGATTAGAAATCTTCCTGAACCCAAATATTATGATGGGGAAATAGAAGCAATATGTGAGGCTATTGATGAAGTCAGGAAGCAAATTCCTACTTTCCCAAAATGGGTTAATGAGGTAAATGAAGTCCCTGATTTTTCATGGATTGGTAAAACCTTTAGTGTTATTGATGATGATTTTGTTAAGGTTGGAGATCATATAAAAGATCTTAAAACTAAATTTGATTCTGATCTTGATGAATTAACTGAGAATATAGATCTTAAAGATTTTGAACAAAGAGTAGAGATTGAAGAATTAAAGAAAGCAAAAGATAAGATATATGAGGAACTCAGAGAATCTGCAATTAAAATATGGGAGTATCAAAGATCATTTAAAGATGATGATAGAAAGTTAAAGAAAAGTGTACTAAGCAAACTTAATGAGACAAAACAAAATATTGAGAAACAGATTGATGAGTCTTATAGTAAAAGTAATGAATCAAATGAAACTCTTAAGTCTTACTTAGATGGGTTAAAGGAAGAAATTTCTAATCTTCCTGAACCTAAAGATTATGATGATAATATTACAGAGTTAAAGAAGAGTTTATATGGTCTGGATAAAAGGTATACAGACACCTCAACCAATATTGCTGAACTTTATAAAATTGTTGAAGAACTCAAAGGACAGCA